TTGTGTCATCGGGAAAGCGGTATTTCTGGCTGAAGCTGAAGGAAGACTTCTTCGATTCCAAACGGATCAAGAAGCTTCGGAACATGGCCGGCGGTGACACATACCTGATCATCTATCTCAAGCTGCAGCTGAAGGCCATGAAGAAGGACGGCGTGATCGTATTCGACCATCTGGAGCAGAACATTGCGGATGAGCTTGCGCTGGATCTGGACGAGAACGCGGATGATGTCGCGGCAACGCTGATCTACCTGACACACTGTGGCCTGTGTGAAAGCTCCGACAACGAAAGTTTCTTCTTCCCATACGCTGTGGAGAACGTAGGAAGCGAATCTTCAAGCGCTGCAAGGGTTAGAGCGTTCAGGGATAAGCAAAAGGCGTTACATGGTAACGCACCTGTAACGCAGGTGAAACAAATCGGTAACGGAGAGATAGAGAAAGAGATAGAGATAGAGAAAGAACAAGAAGAAGTAGGCGGCGATGACGCTTTCGGTCTCGATCCTGAGGAAGCCCACAGGCTCCAGGTTGAGCAGAACGATATTCTGAATGCCGCTGAAGCATCCGGATTTCCGAAGAACAAGGCAACATGGGACAAGATCATTGACCTGTATGCCGAGTTCGGAAAGGAAACCGTGCTGGCCGGGATCAGCGCCTGTGTAGATCAGACAGTGACCAAACCGGCGTATCTGCGGAAGTGCTGCCAGAACATCGCCAACGGTGATCAGAGAGAAGAACGGGATCCACTGTTGCCAAAGGATCACATCGATTACGGATTGGGGTGATCTGATGGACGCATACCGGAACCTGGAAGCGGAACAAAGCGTACTCGGCTCGGCGATGCAGGATCCGAAGGCGCTGAAACTGGTAACGGAGATGGCACCAGAGGACTTCGCGGATCCGGGTCACAGACTGATCCTGATGGCGCTGAAGAACATGGCCCGGGAGAACCGGCCTGTTGACCTGGTGACCATTGACGCGGAGCTGCGGAAGGCAAACAGGCTGGACATCGTCGGCGGTTCTCAGTACCTGATGCAGCTGATGGCATCGACACCGACAACGGCCAACGTGCGGAACTATATCGGAATTGTCCGGGAATGCGCATCCAGGAACCGCCTGAAGAAGATCGGCGAAGCGCTGATCAATGCCAGCGCGGATGCGGAGCGGACCGTGGACGAGATTCGGGAAAAGGCCGCGCTGACGATCCGGGACGTGAAGGCCGGGGAAAGCGTGAAGGTGATCAGCCAGGAAGAAGCCCTGATGATGACCTTTGACAGAATCGGGGAAGCGCAGAAGAAGGAAGGTCAGGAAGAGCAACGGATTATGACCGGGATTCCTCTGCTGGACCGGATGACCGGCGGACTGACCGGAAGCAAACTGGTGATCATCGGGGCAAGGCCCAGCGTCGGCAAATCCATCTTCGCCATGAGTATCTGTCTGAACGCGGCGAAACACGGGAAACGGGTGCTGTACATCTCACTGGAAATGGAGACCGAAGAGCTGATGGAGCGCGAATTCGCTTCGGCGAGCATGGTTCCCCTGAGCGAGATCACCAGTGATGAGATCCAGATCGAGAGCTGGACAAAACTGGCCGAATCCATGCAGTATCTGGCCGATCATCCGATGTTCTACAGCACGGAAGCGAACACGGTGGAGAAGGTCCGGAAAGCGGCTTTCCAGCTGTACGAAAACGGTGGAATTGATCTGATCTGCGTGGACTACATTCAGCTGATGGACAGCGACAAGAAACGGAGCAACCGTCAGGAAGAGGTCAGCGACATCAGCCGGGGGCTGAAGAGACTGGCCCAGGAGCTGAAGATTCCAGTCATCGCGCTGAGCCAGCTGAACCGGGGAAACGCGAAAGAGAAGCGACCGCCGACCATGAACGACGCCCGTGAAAGCGGCGCCATTGAGCAGGACGCGAACATCTTCATCCTGCTGCATGATCCGGACATTGACGAACTGAAGGGCGACCGGAAAGAAGATCTTCGCCGGCTGCACAAGAATCTGGGAGACCGGGGAATGAAACTGATTTATGTAAACGTGGACAAGAACAGACAGGGCAAGAAAGGCGTGTTCTACATCGCCTTTGACGGAGATCACATGAGGTTCCTGTCGCTGAGCAAGGAGGAGCCATGAGGACAGAAGAGCAGGAGCTTGCATTCGCCAACGCTTGTCTGGATATCGAAAAGCAGGGCGGTGATGTGCTTGGGTACATCGCGAAGGAATATCCGAGCTATACGCCGCGGCCTGTGTGGTACCGGCTTCAGAGAGACTATCTGAATCGGAAAGTGTGGCAATACACGGAAGGAAGACCCAAAAAGAAAGGAATGGACGGGATGAGAAAAGCAAGAGGAAGCATGGAACAATCAGCCTGGGCGCTGGTTGAATGCGTGCAGAACGGAAACGATCCGAAAAAGTGCCTGGATAATCTTGGCTATACAAACGTAAACATTGCGCTGCGCAACCTCAAAAACTGGTCCAGAGACAAAAAGCCGGAATGGTACGAGATCTTGAAGGACGTACGCCTTGGAAAGGCCGCAGGAAGGCCAATGAAAACGAAGAAGCCGGAGGAGAAGCCAGAAACCGCAACGTCCGGCGGAACGGAGTACATGAAGCTGAAACCGGATAAACTGATTAACCCGCCGTGGCCGAAATCGATGGACAAGACGGTTGGTGATGTGACGGCCTACGTTCCGAAAGCATCTCCTACGTGCTGCCAGCCGGCGAGCCCAAGCGGAGTGACGGTGCCTGACGAGCTGCCGGAGGAAGAGCAAAAGACCGCAAAGGACGCGAAACTGATCTATCCGATCGGCGAAGAAGATATGATCTTCATCGTCAAGAAGATGAACAGCAAGTTGGGAACATGGGAATACAACCTGGAAAAAGAACTGTATATCTTCCAGTCCTATTTTTACGATGATCAACAGCTTAATGTGCTTGCGCTGACTATTGTGGACTGGCTGAATCTGGCTGCGGAGATTCCGGAAGCCATTAAGACATTGACCAGAATAATTAGACGAAAGGAGCCGAACAATGGAAAAGACGCTTGAAATGCTGATCGAGCCGAAGCCGAAGGAACGGCCCAGGGTGGCGATGATCGGCGGTCATCCGCGGATCTATACGCCGAAGAAGACGGAGGAATACGAGGAAGCCATCAAAAAGGCATGGATCAAAGCGAACGGAGAGGATCCTTTCACCGGGCCGCTGGTGCTGCGGGTGTGGCTGGGAATGCGGATCCCGAAGAGCACGAGCAAGGTGAACCGGGTGGCGATGCTCGAGAGGAGGATCCGGCCCACAGTGAAGCCCGATGTAGATAACTGCGCGAAGAGTGTACTGGACGCACTGAACGGGGTCGCCTACAAGGATGATAACCAGATCGTGACGTTGCTGGCTAAGAAATACTACACGGAAACGCCGTGCATTAAGGTAGTCGTTGCGGAATGGACGAAGAGCAGAAAGGGAGATGAACATGGAATATCCGAGGAATAAGTTCGATGAGGACCGGATGTCCACGGGAGAGCGCCTGCTTCGCGTCCTGAGGGATTTTCGGGAGAAGGTCGGGTTCTCGATTGGGAAACACCTTCCGGCCCGGGAAACGCGCACAGAGCGCATTGGAGAAGACCTGATTCCGGTGTGTCCACGGTGCGGAGACTTCGTGTACTGCAAGACGCAGTGTGTGGTCTGCGGGCAGCGGTTCAAGGGAGAAACCAAAACCATTGGGGAGGTGATCGATCATGGTATCTGACGCGCAGTGGAAGGAAGGCGGCAACTGTAACGTCTGCCGGAGAGTGAAATACTGCGGACACCGGTGCATGGCACATCGGAAATGGCTGAAGGAAGCGATTCGGCAGGCCGAGATTTACGCGGAGGCCCAGCGCATCGCCGCAGCCGGAAACGGAGAAGAAAGCGATGGCGAGAAATGACAGACACAGATACCAGCTTTGGATTCTGTATCTGGGCGAGTGGCGCAAGGTGATGGAAAGCGATGAGCGGAAAATGCTGGTTGAATACGCGAACACTTGCAAGATGGAAACGCGGATCATCGACACCACGGAAGAGGTGAACGAGTATGGCCATAAACGCCATTGACCGGGATCTGATTCATGGAAAACTGGTGCGGATGCTGGACCGGTGCAAACAGCGGAGGGACGGCGCCTACAAATGCGGATATCGGGACGCCTGCCAGGACGCGATTCAGAAGCTGAACGAATGCGAGAACATCGAGAACACGGCGGTTGTCCGATGCCGGATCTGCCGGCACGCGACAGAGCGGTTCAGCACCATGCCCTACTGCACCATTCACAACCGGCACAGGGGGCCGGAAGACTTCTGCAACTTCGGCGAAATGGACGAAAACAAATTTGAGTAAAGGAGACAGAAAACCATGAAGGATTTTATGCCGATTAACCTGTCCAGCGGAACACTGAGCGGAATGAAGGGCGACCTGACGCAGGCCCTGCAGGACTGCCTGAAAAAGATGGAGGACGCGAAGAGCGACACCGGGAAGGTGACCCTCTCCATCGTGATCACGAAGGACAAGATCCCGGTGACCACAGAGAAGGACTACCGGGACGCGACTGTCCCGCGCTTCAAGTGGAAGGCTGAGAGCAACGTGCCGCTGAAGGAAGCTTTCGAGGGCGATTTCGGCGGGGACTACGAGCTGACCAGCGAGGATGGCAGCTACGGCCTGAAAAGCATCAACGGACAGACGAGCATGTTTGACGTTGACGAGGACGATGAAGACGAGGAGGACGAGGACGAATGATCGTTTACGCGGCCATTATGACGGGCCTCTTCGGAGGTGTGGCTATCGCCTTTGCATATGAGGCGGTGCTGCGGCGAAGGCGCGAGGATGAACTGACGCTGACGCGGAGCCTGCTGGAGGAACTGAACGAGGAAGCGGCAGAGCTCCGGGTGGAGCTGGCGAACCTGGACGGGGTAAAGGCCGGGCACACGGCGGACACGCTGTATCGGCAGTTCCTGAACAAGTTCGACAAGGGCGAACAGGCTACGGTGATGCTGAAACCAAGGCGCCGGCAATACTATGCGGATCGGGAATAACTGGAGGTGACGGGGATATGGACAAGAAAACGCTCTATCGGCTTTTCTACCTGCCGAAGCAGATCGAGCTTCGGAGGCGGGAAATCGAGCGGATCCAGGAGCGGTTGACTGGCATATCCCCGAACCTTTCAGGCATGCCACACGGCGGTGGGGTTCATGACAAGATCGGAGAAGGCGTTCCGGAGCTGGTAGACAGAAAGAACGAACTGGAAGAAATGATCAGAGGATATCTCGATGAGGAAAAACGGATCAACAGATGGATTGATGATATCGAGGATATTCAGGTGCAGACCATCGTGATTTACAGGTTCAGAGAAAAGATGTCCTGGGACGAAGTGGCTGACGGGATGGACAGCGTTGTTACCAGTGACGCATGCAGGAAGATGGTGGACAGGTATCTGGAGAAAGGAGATGGGAAACGATGATGAAGCCGTGTTATATGTACAGTGAAATCAAGATGGCCAACGGTGACTGGAAGTGCCGCTGCGGATATGACGGAGCTATACGGAATCACTGCTATGGTTCGAAATGTCCTCATTTCAGTCCGACAATCTGGTGGAAGATCCAGATGAAGATCGGGATCATACGCCGGTTTCGGGAGGAGGCGCGGATGTGAAAGGCGCGAAGGTTTTCATCGTGTGCTACCTCTTCTTTGCTGCCATCGTGCTTCTGGTTGGCTGTGCGAAGCTGATGGACGAGATCCAGGCACTGAGGATTCAGATCGATCAGATGCAGGACAGTATCGACTGGGTGTACGAGACGTTCACAGAGCTGTTCTGCATAGAGGGGGAATATGAGGTGAGAGGGGGTGATACCGATGGTGACTGTCATGAAGTACGTTATTCTGGTCCTTTGCGGACTGTTGACGGTCGGGATGACATTCGCTGCGCTGTTCTGCGGTTACTGGACTGTTCATGAGATCCGGAGATACTACCGGAACTATCGAAGGCAGGGGATCTGCTGGGACGAAAAGGAACTGACCATCATTTACGGTATCAGCGCTGTGACGTGCATCGGTCTGGCGATAGTCGGCGTGTGGATATGCATGGCAATCGTCGGATGGAGTATCTGAGAAGAACGAGGAAAGGAGACAATCAGGATGAACAGAGTAACAAAGTGCAGGGCCTGTCAGGCGGAAATTATCTTCATCAAGACTGTTGGAGGAAAGACAATTCCAGTAAACGCAGAACAGATTGCGTATATGCAAAAGAAGGATGGAAATTTGAAGGTTGTTACGCCAAACGGAGAAGTGGTATCCGGATGCGTTCCGGATGATCCGGAGAAAGCAACTGGTATCGGCTATATCAGCCATTTCGCCACCTGTTCGAATGCTGAACTGTTTCGGAAGCCCAGGAAGAAAGACAGAAAGGCCCGGTGATTTCATGTCGGAGATGGAGAAGCTGCATGAGCTGCTGACGAAAGCCGGAATCGAACACAAGTATTCCAGGTTCGATAACAGGCGCGAGG